GTTTCTTATTCTGGTTTGTGTTTTGTGTGTGATAACTTCTGTAATTTGAGGGGTAAATCATTATCAAAATATAAAAAATACAGAACAAGAAAATATAAACTTAAAAAAAGAGTTAAGTCATTACAAAGCAATGGATAAGAGGTGAAATATGAATAAAGAATTTTACAATAATTTATTAAATACATACGCTTTAGCTTTTATATGCTTTGTTGGGTTAGTGTTCGAGTCAGATGCAGAAAAGCCAGTTCCAATTCTATTAATGCTGCTTACTGGGGTTTTAGCTGCGATTTATCATAGTGAGTATAAGAAGATGGGGGATAAATGAAATATTTAAAAGATTGGGGTATAGATGGCTGGGGAAAAGTAAAGATTGACACCGCTAGATCATGTGATGTTAAGTTATTTTATAAACCAAATGAATTAGCTGGTGGATTTGAATTCAAGGTATTAGAATTTAAGGAGCAAGTAGTAGGGGAGGATGAAAAATACGAGCGAATTGTAGATGGCATAGCTTTTTTTGATGGATTAAGGCATGTTAATTTCGGTTGTGACATTGTTCAAGATGGGTATTTAAATTATCCTGACCCAAATTTATTAGTTTTAGTATTTCAGACTTTAGCTAATTTAGAGTTGGAATATTGCACACAAATATAACAAATTGAAAAACAATAACCAGTAAGTTATAATTAATAGAGGCGAAAAAATGAGTGAATATAACAATTTACGTAAGTGGGTAAAAGATTTTAAAAATCACGAACATAAAATATATAAGAATTTTTTTAATGTTTTTAAGTTAAAGGTAGTTAGAGCGTATCCTAATCCTGATTCTGATTATATTATTGTTATAAAAACTAGAAGTGGAAATATATTAGAAGAAATAAAGTTTTATTTATATCCAAAATATACTAGAATAGATCTTTATTCATCTTATAAGCGTTACTTAGATGAGGAGGGCACAGAATTAGAATTTAAGCTAGATATATATTATAAAGATGGATGTTATACAAAAAATAAAAAAATATACCAATTTGATGATATTATTGAATATATTATGAGTTGTGTTAATGAACAATTTAAGTATATGGTAGGCAAACTATTAGACTCAAAATTAGATTTTTGTGAATTGTGTAAATTATCTAAATCACAACAAATTCAAAGAGATAAAGATTACAAAAAGAGTAATTTTTATTATGCACATCAATTAGAATCTATGTTTGGTAGATAAATAAAAAACGAGGCGAAAAATGAGTGAATTTACAGATGGTTTTCTTTCAGGGGTGGATGAAGCTTTTAAAGCTAATTATGATGAAGAGGTTATAATTCATATTCAAAAAAAATCCCTAAAAATAATTGACTTTATGGGCTTAGAGAATGCCAAGAAGTTATCCACAGAACAAGTCAAAAATATGATAATGGCGACGAGGTAGGTTATGCCAGCAGGACAACCAACATCATATAAAGAAAAATATAATGAGCAAGCAAGAAAGCTTTGTTTATTAGGGGCTACTGATAAAATCTTAGCTGATTTTTTTGGTGTTTGTGAGGCTACAATAAATAATTGGAAGAATGAACATCCTAAATTCTTAGAGTCCTTACGCGCGGGAAAAGAAATAGCAGACGCTAACGTAGCTAATTCTTTATATCAAAGAGCTTGTGGTTATAGCCATCCTGAAACTAAAATTGCTACTTTTGAAGGGCAGATAACTGACACTAAAGAAGTAGTTAAACATTATCCACCAGATACAAACGCAGCTTTAACTTGGCTTAAAAATAGACAAGGTGATAAATGGCGCGATAAAGTCGAGCAGGAAGTTTCTGGACTGGATGCGATTAATATTAATATCGTTAAGCCAAGGAATAAAAGAGGGGAAGAGGATGATTAAAAAATACTATCTTTATGATGATAGCTATGGCTGTATTTGTATGCTTGAGGTGACTAAACACAATAAAATTGATAATGATGACCAGTATGTTAAGCTTGAGGATTTTGAGAAGTTACAAAAAATATTTATTGATATGACTTTATGTTATCAATGTGAAGATATTTTGAGCGCGCCAAGTTATGAAGATGTACAAAATAAATATAAAAAACTAATAGGGGAAATAAAATGAGCAAATGGGGTGTTTGTGTCGTTTGTGAAAAGGGTATTGAAGATTATGAGGAGAAGGAAAAGCCAGTTATTAATATAAGTATGGTTTCAGCTAAATTAAACAATAACTTTGTCTGTAATCATTGTATAGAAGCATTAAAGATATGTTTAGATAACAATATGACTCAAATGGAAGTCAGGCGTAGAAAAAGACAAAAAGAACTAGAAGACGAAGAAGGGTAAAGTCATGAGAATACATTCATTTACATATTTTTCACAGGGACCTAGTATCTGTGCTTCTGATTGGGAGGAAAATAATTATAAATCTTTAATAGATTTAGATTCTATTGAGTCTTTAGATGGTTGTCGTCAGTGGACGACAGGTACTCGCTTTAAGTATGCTATAATAGGTATGAAGTCTGGTAAAAATTATTTTATCCGAGAAATAGAATACGATATTTTATCGAGTAAGCTTTTAAGTTTGGGGTTAGAGGGCTAAGTCATGAGTGAGTTTAAATGGCTGATGTAATTGGAACAAAAACACTAGAGTTTTTAACTGATTTGCCCGAAGGCATTCGCTATGTCGTTATTGAGGGAAGTACACGTTCAGGAAAAACAGTCGCTACATTTCAGTTCTTAGACTTAGAGGCAATAGAAGTTCCTAATACTACTATACGCGTATTTAGGCACGACGGAGCGACTCACAAAGATACTACTATAGATACATTTGATTTTACAATGGGGCCTCAAATGTTTAATCTTTATGATAATGCTGGAACCTACAATAAATCAGATCGAATTTATAAGTTTAAAAACAAGTCTCAAATAAGTTTTGACGCTGCTAATGAACCTCAAAAGCTTCAAGGTAAAGAATCAAATATTGCATTTCTAAATGAATGTATGGAAATTACTTGGGACGCATTTTCACAAATAGATTATCGATGTACTAATCTAATGATCTTTGACTTCAACCCTTCACTTAATCAACATTGGATTTTTGATAAGATACTTTCACGCGCTAAAAAGGTGGCAAAACCCGGAGCTGCTTGGTATTGCCTAGAATCTGGTGTTGCCTATATTCATAGTACTTACGAGGATAACCCTTGTTTGACAGAAGGCCAAATAAAAGCTATAGAATCGTATGATCCAAGCAATCCTGAAAATGTACGGAATAACACAGCTAACCAGTGGCGATGGGATGTATACGGATTAGGTAAACGCGGCAAGATAGAAGGACAGATATTCAGTGCTTATCAAGTAACTGAAGAGTGGCCAGATAGGTCTATTTGCCAAAAATGGGGTTTAGCTTTGGATTTTGGCTCAGTTGATCCTATGGCTCTATCAGAATGTAGATATTATAATAATAAACTTTATGTAAAAGAATTAGTCTATAAAACAGATTTACTCACAACAAAAAATGTTTCTAAGGATCATATACCATCCTTGCAGCATGAATTAGAGTTTTTGGGTATAGATGGCAATGTGGAAATTGTAGCGGATTGTGCAAGACCAGACTTAATATCAGAATTGGTAGTTGCCGGATATAATGTTATCCCTTGTGATAAAAGTAAAATCAACGGTAAAAATTCTATAATAGCTGGGATTGATTTATTGCGCAGTTTTATGATTATGATACATAGGGATTCTAATAATATGCTCATGGAATTTGAACAATATAAGCGCAAAAAACACGCTAACGGTCATTGGTTAGAAGAGCCAGTTGATGATAATAATCATTTAATTGATGGTTTAAGGTACTGGGCAAGAAGAAACTTATCATCGCCTAAAAAATACATGAGCCAGAAGCCGGGAAGACAAATAAAAGTTCATAGTAGAGTAAGAAGTAGGGTAATAAGATAATGTTTTACTGGGAAGAGAGGCAAGATAAAATCGAAGAGATTTTAAGATTTTCCCAAACTATAGAGCGTAATAAAAGGTTCTTTTATAAAGATGTTGACAATATAAGTCAATATGTTTATGAAAATTGCACAATGGGCTGCTATGATGATGAAAAAGGGTTTATACACGGCTTTATATTACTTGATTGGATCGATCATGGTGTGGCTCTTTTACATGTTTGTACTTTTACTAATGAATTTGACTGGGTTAAAGCTTGGAATAGTCAAATAGAATCCAAGGTAAAAAAATTAGCTAATCAATTACATGTAGTAATATCATATGATATGACACCAATATTAATACTAGCAAAACGTATAGGCTTTAAATTTAAGAAAGTGGGAAATAATTACAAGGGTTTGAAAGACTTATAAACTATTGTTATTATTAGAAAAACATATATAAGGATATTTTATATTATGAAATCCAAACCAAAAAAACAAGCAAAGCCACCAAAGGTAGCAGCACCAGTAAAAAAAGAATCTGAAGACGTACGTATGGCAGAAGAAGCAGAAATACGCAGAGGTATGAGCCAAAGAGGCAGACAATCTTCTAATTTACTCAAGTCCAATTATGGAAGCACAAATAAATCTAACTTATTAGGTTAAGTCATGTATCAGAAAAGCGACACAAATCCTGAAGAGTTAGTAAAATTATACGAGTCCTTGAAAGTAGACCGCGACAACATGTATTCAATTTGGGAAGAATGCCGCTTTTATTTTAACTCTGAAAAACAACTAATGCAGCCTAACAACTCAGGCAGTAAACAAATTGAGCAATCTACTCCATTAAATCCAGTAGGTTATGACGCCTCAATGCGTTTTGCCTCTGGATTGTTTTCTAATACATATTCTGCAGGAGATCAATTTTTTTCATTTAAAGTATCTCAAGCACAATTAGGCGATAATGAAGACCAAATGAAAGACTGGGCTATAGATGCAGCTAAAACTTGTATGGATAGAATTACCAGTACAAACTTTGCTATTACTGCCTATGATATGATGTTAAGTTATTCTCGTCTAAATACTGGAGTCATGTATTTTGAGTGGAATAGAGATAAAGGCTTAGTATTTAGGGAAATACCTGTAACTGATTGTTGTTTAGCTGAAGATTCAGAAGGTTATGTTAATATTGTTATTCGTGAGTTTGAGCTTACAAATAGACAAGCTTATCAAAAATGGGGTGAAGCTTGCCACCCTAGCGTAAAAGAAGAAGCTAAAGACGTAGATAAATCTAATAAAAAAATTAAATATCTACATTTTGTTACACCAAGAAAAGACTATAAATCTGACTCTATGAATAAAATGGACATGCCTTTTAAGAGCTGCTATGTCAATTTAGAAAAGAAACATTTAGTAGAGGAAGGTGGTTATTCTTATTTCCCTTATGCAACACCTAGATTTCTTCATAATAAACAAATGCCTTACGGTAGAGGGCAAAGTTTTACCGCTCTTGATGTTATGCGTGTATTAACGAAAATGGGCGAGAATATTGACGATGGAGTAGAGTTAAAAGTTAATCCTCCTATTTTTGCTTTTGGTAATGTTGAGGAAGAAGATATAGATTTACAGCCGGGTGGTTTTAATCATTTTGGCGTTGATTCTAAAATTGAACATTATCAAGCTGCAATAGATCTACCAGCAGCAGACGCAAGAGAAATTCGCAAAGAGCAAGAAGTTCGCAATCTATTTTTTAATGACGTCTTTATTACTATTGAAGGTGAAGCAGCTTTAAAAAATGTTACTGCTACTGCAATTGATTTTTTAAGAGCTGAAAGAATCCAAGCACTATTGCCTATAGTCAATCGTCTTTATGATGAGTTCTACAGCCCTCTGTTAAAAGGAGTGTTGCAAATTCTTGTTGAAAATGGCGAGATTCCACCACCACCATCAATAGACATAAAAAATTTACGTGTTGAATTTTCTACTAAGTTAGATCAAAAACTTAAATTACAAGACAGTCAGCAAATCTTGCAAAGCTTAATGGAAGTGCAGCAAATCTATACGCAAATGACTGAATCTACAGATTTGAAGCATTTGATAAATGTAGATGAAATAGCCCGCGATTTATTCAGAAATAAAAATGTTTCACCTAAGTACATAAAGTCAGAAGATGAAACTAATGAGTCAAGATCGGCTGAAGCGCAAGCTATGCAAGCTCAACAAAATCAACAAATGATGATGGAAAAAGTAGGCCAAGCTGATCCTTTAAGAAAGCCTGAAGCTGGTTCTATGGTAGATAAATTAGGTGAGTTATAATGGAAGTTGTATATAGCGCTTATCAACTTATTGAGTTCTCTAAAACTAGTGAAAATATATTAAAAAGAATTGTAAAAAAATGGTACTTTAATCCTATAACATCTAATTATCATTTTGAAATAGATAAAAAAAATAAGGGAATGCTTAAATTTATATGTTAAAAGAAGAGAGGCGAGAACTTTATCATACTGTGTTTAATA